TGGCTGAGACCATAGTCAAGACTATCATCCGAGATTCCAGCCTACTGAATGTAGGAGACGTATGGGTGGCAGACGGTCATACCCTGGCTTTTGATATCATGAATCCCAAAACCGGGAAAGCGCAGCGCATGACCATGATCATGGTCTTTGACTGGGCTTCAAGATACCCGGTAGGCGCATCACTTGCCTTTACCGAGGACAGCCAGCATATCCAGATCGCCTTCAGAAACGCCTTCCTGAACTGGGGCGGAGTTCCCAAGTACGTCTATCTCGATAACGGTAAAGCCTTCCGAGCAAAGCTCTTTAATGAGAAGTGGCAGGACCATGATTTATCCAGCGATCTGGCAGGGATCTTCCCACGCCTGGGCATCCAAGTAGCCTTCGCCGAAAGCTACAATGCCAAAGCCAAGGTGATCGAACGCTTCTTCAAGACCTTCCAAGAACGCTTTGAACGATTCATCGGCAGCTTCCGGGGTGCATCGATAGACGATAAGCCTGCAACACTTATGCGTAACGAGACGTGGGCAAGAAAGATGTACGATGCCACTCCTCCTACCATAGAAGAAGCCATGCAGATGATTGGCTTCTTCATCCGGAAGATGTATGGCGAAGCTCCACATAGCGGCTTGAAAGGTAAATCGCCTTGGGAAGTATTTAGTGCCAATCCCGTACCGGAAGAGCAGAAGATCAAAGCTGACAAGCTCAACTTCATGATGATGTCTACCGTACGCAAGACTTTGCGGAATAACGGCATCGTGCTCAACAAGCTAATGTACTGGGATACGGAGCTGATCGGGCACATCGGCAAGGAACTGCTGATTCGCTACGATCTGAGCGATCTGCGCTGGATACTCGTCTACGATATGCAAGACAACTTCATCTGCCAGGCGGAAGTCCGCAGGTCGCAGGACCCATTCATCTTGCTGGATAAAGACAATCCGATCTCAGCAGCTGAACTGCATAAGGAACAGAAAGCCAATAAGCGGCATCAGAAGCTGATCGCCAAGCGCACCAAGCAGATCGTCAGACAGACGCAGGAAGCGGTGGATCGATTGGTTAAGCCGCTGCCGATGGCTGAGATAGAACACAATCCCACCTTTATCCAGCCCCCGACCCTTGAAGCTCCTCCACCCAGTGCTGAGAAGCTGATGGAAGAGCTTGATAAGCAAGTGCAGGCAACGCTGCCCAATAAGCTCGATCCTCCCAAGCCACTGAGAGTGGAGGATGACGATGACGACGTAATCAAACCCAAAGAGAAGAGCTTCGAAGAGATGCTCAAGTTCATAGGAATCAAGTAAGGAGGAAGCTTGAAACAGAATCAGCTCGTAAGAATAAGCAATGTAGTTGAAGCCGATCAGTGCGTCAACTACCTGCTCAATAGACCCAAGATGGAGATGGTCGGACTGGGACTGATCTATGGATTGCCCGGTCTCGGCAAGACCACCTATGCCCAAAGAATGGCGTTCCAGAGAGGTTACATATACCTGAGACTGGAAGCTACATCGACCCCTAAGTCCTTCGCAGTCGATCTAATCACTGCCTTGTACCAGAGATTCGGACTCGGCAACAACATCCCCTACGGAACTACCAATAACCTCTTCAAGCTCAGCCTGCAGATACTGGAGGAGCAGGAAGACATGGTTATAGTAATCGATGAGATCGACTATGCTTTCAAGCACGAGAAGCTGCTTGGTGCGATCCGGGACATCGTAGATGAGACCTTAACCGTAGTGATTCTGGTGGGGATGCAGAATGCCAAGGATCGGCTTTCCCAGATCAATGAATACTACTTCGACCGCTGCAACTCATTCTATGAGTTCAAGCCCGTAAACCGCAAGGATATCAAAATCCTCGCCAAGGAAGTGCTGGATGTGGAAGTGACCGAAAAGATCGTGGACTTGATCCATGAGTCGGCAAAGGGCAACTTACGCAAAGCCATGAAGATGATGCACTCCATTGAAACCGGAGAGCTCAAACTAAGCGAATCAACCGGAAGAGTAATCGATCTCAAGCTCGCAAAATGAAGACTAAAGATCTGGTACTCAATTTCGTAAGGCAGTTCAAGAAACCGTTCACCGCAGAGACGGTCTCTAACATGATTGCTCAAGATCTCTCTGTAATCGAGCCTGTGCTGCTTGAACTGCTGGCAGATAAGAAGATCAAACTGATCTCCAAGAAGGAGGGCATCTATGTCTTGGCTGATCGCTATAGCCCCAAAGTATGTTACAGTCAGAAGGGTAATTGGAAATTCGAGATTAAGGCAGCTACCGCCTTGCTCGACCAGATCGAGAAGGGTAAATACACCTCCATCCGAGCCATAGCTAAGGACTTCGGTAGAAGTCGTCAGTGGGTGTTTGTCTATATGGAAGCTTTGGCTTCAATTGGATGCATCGGTATGGAAGGCAAGCAGTATAAAGTAATCAGCCGAGATAGATTGAGAGAGATCGGCAAGCAAATTGAGCCGGGTATCCTGGGTCGGATGCGACCCTCGATCAGTAAAGAAGAGAAGCTCCGCAGGGCTGAGGAGAAAGAGCTTAGAAGGCAGGAGCAACTTAATCGAGCCGAAGCCAGAGAGCTGTTAGGCGACACAACCGAGCAGAAATCCAGACTCATAGACGCATATTTTGAGTATCTGGTGAGTGGCGAGTCTTGGAAGATAAGCTTTAAAACGTATCTCAGACAGAAAGGACTGGAATAGCAGTCCAAAGGGCATTCTATGACACAGGAACTACGAGAACGCAAACTACGCCGAGAAATCCATGCCCTCAGGGTTAAGAAGTTTCACTGGCCCCTGGATGGCTTCAAACTCATTATGAGCCGTCTCGGTTATGGCGAATCACTAAGGGCTCTACCGGAAGATAAGCTCAAAGAACTGAAAGCGCTCATGATCAAGTATCGCAAGCATGGTCGACCCAATGAGTTCACCTTTGATAAGCAGGGAAAGTACATGTTTTCCTTGATGAAACAGGCGGGATGGACAGAGAACGACTTAAGGGCATTCACCATAAAGCATTACCATAAAAGCCACTGGAATCTGCTCGACCCCAAAGAGCGCAGAGCGGTAATCGCCATGTTCCGGTCATACATACGTAAGCAGAAAATCAATAGTAATATAGAAAATCCAAGGGAGGATACACATGAGTAGAAAGTCTACTACTAACTCAAAGAGTCGTACTCTGACCGATGCCCAAGGTCGGGAAATCTCTGTCAAAGTGCTGAATAAGGACATTCTGGATCGAGAGAAAGCCGTTAGTAAAGCGATGGAACGTGCACTCAAACTGCACGAGCACATCATCAAAGAAAAACACAGCATCATCAAGATAGTGGAAGATTATCTGAACGATGTTGCCAGAAAGAACAATGTCGAATGGAAGGGTAATGCCCTGCTGCTTACCTTTGATGAAAAATACAAGATCGAAATCCGCTACCGGGAGAAGATACAGTTCGGAATTGAGCTGCAACTTGCCAAGCAGAAGATAGACGAGTGTATCAAAGCCTGGTCAGAGAACTCCAATGACAATCTTAAGGCGATCATCAATGAAGCTTTCCAAGTCGATAAGCGTGGTCAGCTTGCCCGTTATCGGATCTTCGCCCTGCGCCGCTACAAGATCAAAGACCCGATCTGGAAGGAAGCGATGGAACTGATCGATAAAGCGATCACTGTTACCTCTACTAAACAGTACATCTCTTTCTCAGTAAGGGATGAAGCCGGGAACTACAACAAGGTAGTACTGAACTTCAGCTCCTTGTAATTGAGTTGCATCCTTGCACATCCTAATTTGATCAAAGCAGAGGAGAAGAAATGATGACATTTGAAACTTATAATGCAGCAGAGGAGACCATGAGCATATTCAGAGATGACCGCAACTATCGACCCGATGAAGTGGCAGCAACACTCCGGGTCAACCGTACTACGGTGTATCGCTGGATCAAGGATATTCTCGATCCTCTGCCTGCCTTTAGAACCAAAGAAAACGGGCAGTTGCGCTGCTCCGGCAAGGACTTGAACGAATATCTGACCAAACACAAGGTGCGCCCGGAGTATGAGTAACGCTCTTGAGTTCCGCATCAAGCGGGAGAACTGCAAAGAAGCTTACCTGAATGGTAAAACCGATCCCACTGAGCTGGCGGTGATCTTCGGTGTCTCCGTAATCACCGTCCGCAAGTGGATCAAGTCCGGCAAGTGGGCAGAGCTGTTCAAAGAAGAGCGCAAGCTTGACCATGAGATCAGCTTAGCCCGCAAGAGAGCGCTGATCCAAGCACTCAGAGAATATGCCAAGAACCCGGCAGATACCGCTCTGCAGAGCTTGGTCTCACTGATCAAACAGAACCAGAAGGACTCCGAGCCATCCAAGGAATTGAACGACTATATCGTACGCTTCTTGGATCAGGTGACCGACTTCATGATTGAGAAAGGGCATGAGACCCTGCTCAAGCAGTTCAACGGCATCGTAATCGATCTGGCTGAGTATCTGAGAGTCAGAAATGCTTAAACACATACCTACAGCCTACATAGACCCTCCAAGCCTGACATCCTGCGCGGAGCTGTTGCCTCCTGCTCTGCGCACTTGTGCCAAAACTGCGGGTCCCTCCATGCCCGCAGACTCCGACGCCTGCCCCAAACAGGCGTCGGGGTATTTAAGTTATGTCTAAGAAGTTCCTCCAGCGGCATAACAAGGCATTGGCGGAGATCGCATCCAAAACGATCTCCGTCTTGCCTTTTATAGACGATAATCCCGAAGCTAAGACTGAGCGCATCAGAAGAACCACTGGATCAGGTTGGGATGCCTTCTCGTTCTTCTGCCATACCTATTTCCCGCATATCTTCCCCCTACCTTTTTGCCCAGCACATGTGACCATGTTCGATGAGACTGATAAGGGCTCAGGCATCATCGCCATTACCGGCTTTCGTGGGCTGGGCAAAACGGTACTCATGGGAGTGGTCTATCCGATCTGGAAGATCATCAAAGGTGAGCGCTATGTAATCCACACCGCCGCAGACGTAGATCTGGCACAGGAACGTACTGCTTTCACCTTGCATGAACTGCAGAACAATAAGCGGCTCACAATGGACTATCCGGAGCTGCAACCAGTGGATGCCTTTGATCTGGACTTCTATCTCAAGAATAAAGCCAGGATCAGAGCACGCTCCATCAAGCAGAGTCATCGTGGTACTATCAATCCCAAGACTGCCAAGCGGCCCGGACTGATTGTCTGTGATGATATCGATAAAGAAGAGAATATGGGAAACCAGTCCATCGGTAAGAGACGCATGGAGAAGATCACCCAGGAGCTTGCCGGAGCTCTCTCACCTGAGGGAAATGGCAAGATCGTCTGGCTCGGTAACCTGGTGCACCCCAACTATGCCATCTGCCAGTTTCAGGAGCTCATATTAAGCGAAATGCTGGCAGATAATCCCGATCTGGACACAAGATACCAATCGGTACTGAAAACGCACCAAAAAGCGATTTTGCGCTTCTCTCTCGAAGATATGCATGGCAAGTCCACCTGGGAGGCTCAATACCCCACTGCCACTCTGCCAAACTTACGTGCCAAGTTCGGGCAAACCGGATATCAAAGAGAGATGCTGGGACAGCCTGTAATCGAAGGGAACATCTTCAAGAACCACTGGTTCACCAAGTATCGCACCTTACCGGAACCATCCCAGATGAAGCGGGTCTGGCTCTATGCCGATCCTGCCTGGGGAGAGAAGGGCTGTTTCAAAGCTGTTATCTCAATTGGCTATGATGGTAATCGTTTCTACGTGATCCATGTCTGGATAAGGCAGACTGAGAATACTAAGTTCTTCAGATACTACTATGATGCCTATCAGGAGCTTGATAGAACCTATAGAGTAAAAGCCAGAGCAGCTTGTGAGACCACCTACGGACAAGGCAGAATACTGGCAGACTTTGATCGGTGGGCATATGACAATCATCTGCCACCCATCAGTCACAGAATCAAGCGCATCGATAATAAGGATAACAAGAATCTGCGTATCGAGAGAACCGAGACCATCATTGAGACCGCAAAGATACTCTTTCCGGAGGGTCAGGATACTCCAACCCTCATCAGCCAGTTCCTCACTTATCCTGATGGCTATATCGATGGCTGTGATGCTCTGGCTGGATGTCTGGAGCGATTCTCAGAATACGATATCGGCAGGAACAGAGTGAAGGTTCGGAGGTTCTCCTTCTGATGAACTACTACGATAAGCTCATGCTGGAGTATTACCGGGTCCTGAATAATGCCTGGAAAACCGAGATCAAGGATGCGGCCCGGCTTGCCATCCAGATGCTGAGTGACATACCGAGAGCCGAGAAGATCAACAAGGGCTCAATAGATAAGCTTATGAGCATCATTAATACCCAGTTGGGAGATGACTTCGCAGCACTGGTCAATGAGCCCACCAAAGCGATAATAGACCGCTGTGTGCGGCTCGGACTGAGGGACACCCAAGTGCAAGCCCCAACCAAGACCAGCATCGGGCTCTGGGGCATCGAAGATCAGCACTTATCATCCACCATCCAGAAACAGCAGTTGTTCTGGATCGGTAATCACTTCGAAGCTGATGTCAGGCAGAACTTCGCAGACACCCTCTCCAAAGCCATTGAGCAGGGTTATACCAAAGAGATGCTTGCCGATACCCTCAAAGACGAGTTCAATGATCTCGCCAACCGCTCATCGCACTATTGGCAGGGACTGGCAGAGCATACTGCACTCAGGATCAGGGAGTTCGGACGACTGCAAGGATATAAGAAAGCCAAAGCCAGATACTACAAGCTCGTAGTGATCCTGGATGACCGCACCAGTGATATCTGCCGGGCATTGGCTGCTCAAGACAAAGTCTATCCCCTGAACGATGCCTTGGAAGTCATGGATAATCTCATGGCTCTGGATACCAAGTCTAACAGCTTGGGCGATGCTCGGGATTACATTAAAGCCCTTGCCCCCTGGATCAAAGACGATCAGATCGAATACGACTC